ACGATAGAAATTTGCAGTTTGACCAACTTGACCAGTTGGTACTGGTGATTGCGGAGTATTTATCCAAGCATGTGCTTGATTGAATACTGAGAAGCCAGCAACAGCCGCATTAGTTAATGCTCTACCTACAGTGCTTCCTAATACATAATTAGCATCTGTTGGTAAGTTTTCATAAAGTGCAATAGCACCCCACATTGGCAATGTTTCAGAACTAGCAATAACGCCACCAGCTAATTGAAAGCGAACGGCTGGTTCGTCAATTGCTTCACCCTGAACATAACCAGTTGAAGAAATACTAAATCCACCAAGAGCATTGGTGGTTTGCATTGGGTTAATACTTAATGACATATCTATTATCCTTTAGTGTTGATGCCGACAAGTTTAGAACCGGGCAATTTAAATTGTCCCATCCAAGCATTAGAGTCGCCAGAGAAAGTAGTGATTTCTGTACCGCCACGCATACGAGTAGTGCTTTCACGCAGTACGCCTTCACCATAAGAAGCTGGCATATTAGCGGCAGACATAGCGTCAGCATAAATAGCACGTTCAGCTATACCGAGTGAGTTTCCTAATACAGACAAGTCCATATCTTTCCAATCAGCACTGTATTTTTTAAACATGTCAGCTACTCTTCTGCGATATGACAAAGGTTTTTCACCCATCATAGGAGCAGGAGCTTTGTCGCCAAATGCGTGGGCAACTGAATCAGCTTTAGCTTGTGCCGCAGATAGCTCATTAAGATCAGCATCAGACAAGATAGCTGGCATACGAGCTTCAATAGATGCTATTTTAGCTTTCATTGCCGCATTTTCTTTCATAATAGAATCAGCTACCACTTTAGCCTCCATTTCCTTTTTGTTATCACTTTCTTCATTACCTTCACCATCAAAACGAGTTTTTGCATCGTCATCGCACATATCTTCATCGCACATGTCATTAGCTTGTGCTTTGTTGCGAATCATATCTTCTTTCGAGTCGACAACGGGAACAATAGGCTCACCGCCTAGTTCTGGGTCGCCAAGTAAAGAAACTCCTTCTTCGTGACCTTCAGCAGCTTTTGCTTCGGCTTGTTTCAAGGTAGCAACATCAGCGGCTAGTCCTTGCACGAGTTTAAATAAATCACCCAAACTGGGTTCAGGTGAAGCCGTTGGTACTGCTTCTGCGATGTCGCTCATTGAATCAATCCTTACTGGTTGTTGTGTGGAAACGCCTAACGGTTCACCGCCTTTTTCCCAAACGCCTTGCAAACAAATTGCAAGATGGTCAAGTAAAGCTGGTTCACCTTCAATTAACAATGGATAAGCCTCATCCTCTGCAATATTATTGCGTTGCATTTCACTTCTCACCCTATCATTGTCTTTTAATGTTGTCAATACTGCTTTGGCTAGTATCACGCCTGGTGATGTTGAAAGCTGTTTGCTCTCCATTTCCTGTATGGCGTTTTCATCATAAATTCTTGCAATACCCCAAACTTCAGAATCAATAATATATGCTTGCATTATTGAGCCGATGACACGTTTGGAAAATTCTTCTGTATCTAATATTTGTGCGTCAGGATGAAACCAAATTACAGGTAGTCCTGCACATCGGTCTAAAAAATCTTGGTTGAGGTAATTATCTGGATTACGATAAACGTATTCAGGTTTTTGTATGATATTTCCAGCATCATTTGTTTTTTCATCACGAAACGCTACACCAGTTCCTGTAATTCGTAAAGCATAAAGATACATATTACCATATTGTTGAGGGCTATCTAAATCCCCAGAAATAATAGCTCTAGCAACATCCAATTCGTTCATATCAACTCCAATCCTTTTTTCGTCAACATTTCTTTAGGTAACTTTCTTAAACTATAGATATATTCATAAGAACACCGACAATAGATTTCTTCGGCTGGCATTGTTATTTGGTCAGTATATCCTGCAACACCAACTTTCATTAAGCCATCTTCCATAGCCCAATTTCCCCGTATTGCATATATTTTATCATCACGTTCTTTATGATCGACACGATAATTATAATTTGCTTGTCTGAAACGTGAGTGCCATATAGCCGCAATTGCTCCACCACCTTCAGCAACAACTGCATTAATGTTAGCGGTTAATTTATGCCCTTGATCTATCATCACCCTTCTTTCTTCAAAAGGCAATGATGCTAATGGTTTTGCAATGTTTGCTTTAACTTCTCTTTTAGCGACAACATCAGATCCGCCATTAGGAATAGATGATCCCCAACCTTGAAAGCGTTGCATAGTACGCTCTATCATTTGCTCACGATTTAACGTAATCAAATTAGCAGATGTCGCAATTCGTCTGGTTAATTCGCCACGCAGTTCTGGCTTAACTTTATCAATGGTAAATTTGGATACGCCTTTATGCTTGGTAATAGCAGTAGGGCTTGTTACTAGGCGTTTAAATATATCACCCATAGCGTCATCAAGTTTTTGCTTAATAACATGATCTGGTTGCATTTCTTGAATGAGTGCATTGCGTAGAGCCTTCATCCACCTATCAATGCGAGATTGGCTATCAAAGCCATTAATGGCAATGTCTATAACTGCTTTGGTCAATACTTCTTTAAACTTCATTGCTACCAAAAGGTTGCGCTTGTTGTTCAGTTTGCTCTTGTTCAGTTTGCTCTTGTTCAGTTTGTCCAAATTGCATTACTGGCTGTGGATCGTACGCCATTAATAACTCCATATCAAAATTTAACTTATTAGGGAATGTCATTTTTAATTCATTGACATTCTCAGCCGCCCATTCAAGCAATACTGCTTTGTTCTGCGGGTCAAGATGAGATACTAATTTATCAACTATACCCTGTATTCCATCTAACTTTACTTTTTCAGAATTTAATATTGTTTCTTTACGTTCATCTATTAAATCAGGAAATTTTGCTATAAAACTATTTGCCCAACGATAAAACGCAGTCATATAGTCTATAGCCCCATATTCCGCTGGCATCTGTTGTTGTAGCGTTGCATAAAAGTCTGGAGTCCATGCTTTACGTTGCACAATCTTAGTCATAAACTCAAATGACTCTTCCATGTCCATACGCACACGATCTATAAACTGTGCAATTGCTTTGGCATCTTCTGTGCCTTCGCCAAAACCTTCAGCAAAACTATCTTGCGTCAATAACTGCGCTGGCGTTTCTGCGGCTGTGGCAATATTGGTTATAATGTTTTTACGGGTAATTGATACCGCACCTTCAATATTTGTAAGGTTTATTGATTCAACAGATTCTTCCAATCCCATACTAAACACATTACCTGTTCTAGCATCTTTTAATACTTGGCGTTTTATGTTAGCGGCTTTGCTCATTATATTGTCAACAATAGAACCAGCTTGTTTCATTTTGGCTACTAACAAGCCAGCTTTATCCTGCACCAAATCATCGGTAATCATTGATCTGATAAATGATTTTAGCGGAAACAAGGCACGTTGATATTTACTTCTGCCTACAAAACCAAAAGCAGAGCTTGTAAATTGAATGTACACTGGATCTTCATTCATCACCACTAAACAGCGTGACGGATGATAAGCTTCCCCAGCTACCGAAACAGAAACGGGCGTTTGAAATGTTTTTGATGCAGGATTTTGGTCTAGCACTAATGAACCAGCGGTATTCATTGGGTCAAAAGTATGGAATATTATTTCCAGTTCATGCAATCTATCTGGTGGAATAATATCTGAACGCTTATAAGGCAAATCAGTATCAGGATTAATTCCGGTAACATCATATGCTAATGTAGCAACACCATAGATAGAGGCAAGTCTAGCAACGTTCTCAATATACTTATCGCACTTCATCAACTTCCATTGACGTTCAAATGATTCTGTAACTAAATCTTCTGGACTATCTGGAACGGATATTTCTCGGGCTTTTGATAACGCCAATGATATTGGTGCATCAATTAACTTTTTACCCATCGGATGATAGGTATATATTGTTTTACATAATTGATAGCTTGGTTCACTACCTGGCTGGATAAAATCCGCCATAAGTAATTGCTGTAATGGGCTATCTAGTGCCGTTCCGCCTATTTCAAGAGTTGACATTATTCCTTATCCTGCCTTTATGACGTTGTTAACGTAATATATCATATTATTTTAAAATCCAGCATCATTACCTAGTGCAATGGCTATCCCATAACTAAAAACGTCTAAAAGGTCATCTGCCCGCTTATAAGCATCTTTATCACCAGGTCTAAATGATAGCACTTGTGATAATAAATGATTCCGTGATACGCCTTTAAAAGTAACTTGTCGGTTATAAGCTTGCTCTGTTAACTTTACCATTCCACGATATACATAACCGGATACAGATAACGCCCGTTCATCTTTTCCTACGCTTGTTAGCTTGGAGTCGATAGCAGTAGCATCCCAGCCGCGCCTAAGAGCTTGCTGCAATAAAATCATACCAGAGGCTTTATCTTCGATAAAAACGCCAGCACTGCCCATTCTAGCCTTATATTGTATTGATAGTGCTTCTAGGTTTTCATATACAGTTGGCAGCCATGTTTCAAGTAATGCGCCATCAATTTGTATAATGTCATAATCTAGTATTAATAATGGCGTTCCATAATGTTTATTAATTGCACAATATAAAACAGCCGTTCCGTCGTGTTGACTACCAGATTTTACTGCACTATCAACGACAGCGAATACTGTATAAGTTGGAATATCATCGTATATATAACCATTCCCATTGACTAAAAGGTTTTCAAGGTTAAAAAAACATTCTCCAGACCAATCTACAAATTCAGCCAGGTACTCTTGCCTGTATACAGCAGGATGGTTTTCAGCTTCTAGTTTGATTAATTCTGATTCTGGCAAGTATGGGTTTGTTGCGCTAGGCGCGTGGAATTCTGTAAAACCTAAACTTTTATCAGTACAAATGCGATAAAACCAATTAGCCTCATTAATGCCATCAGGCGTGGAAAACACCCACGCGCTACCCGTCATGTCTAAAAGAGTCGGTTTTATGGCGCGTTC